CCTACCGCGGCCGCTGGCGGGTGCAGTTGCAGGAATTGCTTCGGCATCAACTAGTTAACCGTGGCCGTATTCGCACAGAGCGTGGGACTATTAAGTATACGGTGGAAGGTTGTCGTATGTCTGGCGACATGAACACAGCATTGGGCAATTGCCTAGTGATGTGCGCTTGTTGCAAGGCTATGGTCGATTCCCTTGGTGTACGAGCGAGGCTCTTTAACAACGGTGACGACTGTTGTCTACTTGTTGAGAAGCGAGATCTGGAGCGGGTTAGCGCGGCAGTGAAGCCCTTCTTTCTGAAGTTGGGTTTCATTATCGACGTTGAGGGCATAACTGGGACCTTTGAGAGGATATCTTTTTGCCAAACTCAGCCTGTGTATGATGGCCATTCCTGGCGTATGGTACGGGACCCTAGGAAGGTGTTGTCGAAAGACACCACCTTGCTTCGCAAGTGGTCTTCAAAGGAGTGGTATGCATACTGGACTGCTTTGGGTAAGTGTGGGTTGGCCCTGACTTGGGGCCTGCCCGTCTTTCAGGAGTTCTATTCTGCCATGGTCCGTTTCGGAGACGGCAGGGCCATATCTGCGGCCCTGTCGGCGCACGTGAGCGGCGCATTAAGTCAATCAGGCATGTATCAGTTGGCACATGGGCTCGAGTCTCGGGTCCGGCCGGTCACTGACGCTGCCCGTACTAGTTTCATGATTGCATTTGGCATTACCCCAGCCGTGCAACTGGAATTTGAGGATGTGTATCGCCGTGCTCCGCCTGCATCGGACGCTCTGTTCGAGGTGCAGCGGTTGTCGTTGAATCTATAATTGGGTCCGCCCTTAATCACCCAAAACGGTGGCTTTGCCTTAATTTAACCGTACCAAGGTGCAAACCGGAGAGTCTAGAGACTGCACGGGTGACAATGTGGGTGTGATGAACAGTCCCCGCCATGCCGGGTATCCAATAAAGCATGTTGAGCAAAACCAATAAAAAGAAGGCAAACGCGTCGGTCAAGAGATCGGCAATCAACGCTGAGCGGATGTTCCGCAGCGTTGAGCAAGTTCCAGCAGCGTATGGGACTAAAGGGCGCTCGACCACTAATGCGCCCAGCAGCAACAAAGTGGTAATACGCAGGCGTGAATGTGTCGGAAGCGTCGTTAACAATGGCACAGGGTTCAATCTAACGAATCTTTCGCGTGGGATCCCAGGTTATGACCTCAACCCCGCGAACGCAATATTGTTCCCTTGGTTGAGCACAATTGCTCCCAGTTACGAACGTTTCCGCTTCAATAAGGTTAAGGTAGAGTTGGTCAGTGGCACACCCACCAGCATTGCTGGACGTGTGTACCTTGCGGTAGACTATGATTACGACGACCAGGTCGCCGACTCTAAGATAACCATGATGAACAACGCGAGTGTTGCCGAGGGGTCGGTCTGGCAGAATGTTGAGGTGACTTGTGATCCGAGTGCCCTTAACCGTGACCTCCCTTATCGGTATGTCTCGTGTACAACTCGCACCCTGTTTCCTGAGGGCCGTACATCCTTCGCAGGATTTATTATGGTGGCCTATGACACTCTTGTCTCTGTCACTCATGACCTATGGGTGGAGTATGAGGTGGAGTTGGTCACCCCTGTCCTCGACGTCCTTGACCAGGTCTCAGTTGGCGTTACTGCCGCTGCGGCCCCGTTGGTGAGCGACGTTGTCCCTGCGGGTACTCTAGCACTGCCGTTGTTTTGCCCTGGCGGTTCCGCTGGCGGCATTAACATCGTTCGTAGCGGTACCCCAGGAGTCCCTCCTTGCAATTTTACGTCAGGAGGGGGCAACGTGTACCCGAACGACATTATAGATCTGGGGAACGTCCATTCAGGAAACTTAACTGTTAACGCAATATCCAAAGTCACGAGTGACACGCCCGCAAATCAGCTGTTGGCAAACATTAGGCTTGGGCTCCAGGTGTTCGATTCCTTCGGGAACGCCCTGGGCACGGTCTACTCGGCCGTTTCCACCATCAAGGCGCAGTTGTTGTCTGGCCTGGCAACACCACCTATGCTTTCCACAGCTAACCAGTGGGCGTTCCTGACTGCGGGATTTACGCTTGCACTACTTGCAAAAGCTTATCCTACGTATCGCTATCTTGTGCCCTATCTTCAGGCTGACACCCCACTTGCGGGTGGGAATGCCGCGTTTGGGTACCTTTACAATAGGGTGTGATGTAATCACACCCCGGGCAACGCCCGAACGGAATATCATAAACGCCAACAGAGACCCTGTTGGACATGGCTTAGGTCGAAAGTAAAAATCTATTAAATCGAGATCGCCCCCTTAAATCACGTACCAGCGTGTGGGCTTGGGGGTGGCCGTCCATTCGGCTACAATTGTTTGGTACAATCTAAGTCGGGG